CTATTGACGCGCTGCGAGACAGTCTCAGAGCTGGTAACAAGCGAGTAATTCTCAGTGCGCCTTGTAGCATGGGCAAGACGATCATCGCCTGTTACATAGCCATGCAGGCCGTAAAAAAGAACCCAAAAGTCAGAGTGGCGTTCTTTTGCGATAGGCTGAAGCTCTTGACTCAGACTGAAGAGACCTTCAAGAGCCTTGGCGCAAGCTACTCAGTGCTTCAAGGCGACAGTCCTAAGTACGATCCCAATGAAAACATTCAGATCGTCAGCACAGCCACAGCCGTCAGGCGCAACCACTTCACCTATGACATAGCAATCATAGATGAGGCGCACAATATGTATAAAGGCTTGCTAGACCAGATGAGGCGATTCAACAACCTTACCTTCATCGGACTTACCGCCACGCCTTATAGCCGTGGTATGGCCTCTGAAGGCTTATGGGAAGACCTGATAGTCACTACCACTCCGCAGGATCTAATAGACGCTGGCTGGCTTTGTCCTACTGACTATTATCATGGCAGGACTGTTGATGTTTCTGATCTGAAGCTGAAGAAGTCACACACAGGCGATCATGATTATGATGCTGAAGACTTGGGCAAGCGTATGCAGGAAGATGACACGCTGGCTGGTGATATTGTGGACAACTACGTCAAGCACTCCAATGGCCTGACCAAGCGAGCTGTATGCTTTGCGCCATCAATAGCCTACAGCAAGAGTCTCGTAGAGCGATTCAATCAAACGCTAGGCCAAGAGATAGCTGTCCACATTGACGGTTATGACGATCAAGCTACCAGAGAACTGAAGTATCAAGACTTTGAGGATGGCGTGTACAAGGTGATGATCAACAGCCGCATCCTGAATACAGGCTGGGACGATGCCGGTGTGGAAATTTTGATAGACACATTCAGGACTCGCAGTTTGACCACATGGATTCAAAGAATAGGACGCATATGGCGTATCCATCCTGATAAGGAACGAGCTGTAGTCCTTGACCACGCTGGTAATCTCTCTCACTTCGGCGCTTATCCAGAGTCTTTCGTGCCTTCAGAGCTGCACTCTGGTGATAGAAACTACCAAGAGCGGAAGCAAACCAAGACTGAGCCTAAAGAGCCTATCCTTCACAACTGCAAGCAGTGCAGCGGTGCGTTCACAGGACTTCGTTGTAAGTGTGGATGGGAGCTTCCTTTAGGCACTCCAACGCTCAAGGATGACGGCACACAGCTCGTCAAGGCAGAGAATCTGTCGCCTGCTGAGACAAGGCGCAAGACGCTGACCAAGGAGCAGAAGCAGGAGTGGTACTCGTCTCTCTTGCATTACGGCTATCAGCACAACTACAAGAAAGGCTGGGCGTACCATAAGTACATTGAGTGCTTCTCATGCGCTCCTAACGGCCTCAAGCAGATAGGCCGACAGCCAATCCCAGAGGCGCTGAGCTGGATCAAGAGCCGTCAGATTGCATGGAGTAAGCGAGCATGATTGAATGGTATCAGCCAGTATTAGATAGGCTAGACAAGGTGAGACAGCTAGGAACTCACAAGTGGACTGCCTGCTGTCCTGTACATGATGACTCCAATCCTTCTATGTCAGTCACTGTAGCGGACACGCCTGAAGGCCAGAAGCTCCTATTCTATTGTTTTGCTTGCAACGCAAAAGGTGATAGTGTGGTAGAATCAATAGGACTCAAAATAGGAGACCTGTTTGAGCGCAGCAAAGAATTTACTCCAGATCGTCACTATCTACTTCAAAAGACTGTAGATGCTGACGATTTTACTATTCTGATCTACGAGACAGATAAGGCCAAAGGCCGCAAGATCCGGTATAAGGATCACAAGGAGTATGTGGCAGCAGTGGCTCGAAGAGAGCTGAGGATTGCGCTGGACATTCCACAGACAATCATTGAGGTAAGCAAGCCAGAGGAGTTTCTCTGATGGCTAAGAAGAAAGAAAAAGAACAGGTGTATAAATCCTGTTTTTATTGTGACGCAACTCTTCAGGCTGGCAATATCAAGCAGTCAATAGAAAAAGATCATTTTCCTGTTCCCGCAAGGCTGGGTGGAAAAGACATGGTAGATAGCTGCGTTATGTGTCACAACATGAAAGACAGATTCAAAGTAGAGAATTGGAGCGTTGAATGGGTAGGAAAGATTATACAAGACTTCCCAAATCTAGGTAGAGAGTCTCGTATATTCCTAGCTAGAGCTATAGATATTATGATGGATATCCAAGCAGAGAAGAAAAATGGCAAGACCTGAACGAGTGTTTACAGACGAAGAGGTAGCGATGGTAGAGAAACTCGCACCGTCATTAACTCAGCAACAGCTTGCTGATTATTTCTGTATATCTATCAACACCTTAAAAGAAATCATGCAGCGTGACTCAAGAGTTTCTGACAGCTACAGCCGAGGTTTGACCAGAGCTGGCATCATGATGGTCGAGAAACTCTATGACAAGGCAATGGAAGGCGATCATCCAAGCATGAAGCTATGGCTGTCTCAGCGTATGGGATGGACAGAGAAGAGCAGGACAGAGCATACAGGCGCTGATGGCGCTCCGATTCAGATGGATGTTGATACTCACTGGACAATAGAGGTTATGGAATAATGCCACTACAAAAAGGCAAGTCTAAGAAGACAGTCTCCAAGAACATCAAGACAGAGATGGCGGCAGGCAAGCCACAGAATCAGGCAATCGCCATAGCAATGGCTAAGGCCAAGCAGAAAAAGAATACTGTGAAGTACGAATAATGCCCAAGATGCAGATACCCAAGAAGATGCTTCCGTTCTTGCAGCCTAAGCGCTACAAGATATGCATCGGTTCGCGAGGCTCAGGTAAGAGCATGACTATGGGTGATCTGTGTCTACTGGCAGCTCAGACGCAAGGCATCAAGACTCTCTGCGCTCGTGAGTTCCAAGCATCAATAGATGACTCCATTCATACGCTGCTGTGTGCTGAGATCGAACGGCTAGACCTGAAAGGCTTTGAGGTTCAGCGCAATGAAATCCGTTACGGCGGCGAGACTGCGTTTAAGTATATCGGTTTAGCTCGCTCGCCAGAGAGCATAAAGTCTTATCACGGATTCTCCAGAGTGTTCGTGGATGAGGCTCAGACAATATCCGAGGCCAGCCTAAAGGCGCTGACTCCTACACTCAGGACGGCAGGCTCAGAGATCTGGATGGCAGCTAACCCAAGGTCAGCCGTTGATCCATTCTTCCTACGATTCGTTAAGCCGTTTGAAAAAGAGTTGCGGCGTGATCGCGTGTACGAGGATGAGCATCACACGATTGTTTGGATGAACTACTATGACAATCCTGCTTTCCCAGAAGTCTTGGAGCAAGAGCGAGCCTATGACCAAGCGCATATGTCTCCTGCTCTGTACTCTCACGTTTGGGAAGGCGAGACGTATGATGAGAACGAAGACTCAATCATTCCAGTGGAGTGGTTCTTATCGGCAGTAGATGCACACATAAAGCTCGGCTGGAAGGCTGAAGGCTCAATCATTGCGTCTCACGATCCATCGGATGAAGGCGGTGACAGCAAAGGCTTTGTGCTTAGGCATGGAAACGTGATCTTAGATGTGTGTGAAATGGTAACAGGTGACGCTGGCGAAGGCATGGATTGGGCGCTGGACAAGGCGTTGAAAGCTAACGCTGACCACTTCCTCTGGGATGCGGACGGCTTAGGTGTCTCTCTCAAGCGTCAGGTAGATCAGGCGCTGGCTGGCAAGAACGGTATCACTTACTCAATGTTCAAAGGCTCAGAGGCAGCAGAAGACCCAGAGATGCCGTACACCAGCGGCGGCACTGAGCGGAACAAGACTAACCGTGAGACCTTTAGAAACAAGCGAGCGCAGTTCTGGTGGCGGCTAAGAGATAGGTTCGAGGCCACTTACCGTGCAGTTGAGAAAGGCGAGTATGTCAATCCAGAGGAGATGATCAGTCTGTCCTCTGAGATAGCGGTACTGGATCAGCTCAGAGCTGAGGTCTGCCGCATACCACTGAAACGCAACAATGCTGGTAAGATACAGATACTAAGCAAAGCGGAGATGGCTAAGCCTCCGTATCGGTTACCGAGTCCCAACATGGGTGATGCGCTGATGATGTCGCTGCATTCGCCCAAGGTAATAAACCAACAGAAGGTTGTTTTGAACTTCTCAGGATGGAAGCATGGCTAAAAAAGACGATTACGAATACGAGAAAGACTCCAAGAAAGAATACGGTGAGGACACCTATGACTCGTCTAGCTACGAAGATCACGAGTATGTGGCTAACCTTCTGTCTGCTTCTCAGGAGGCTGACCAAGACCTGCGCGACAATGGGCGCGAGGCTGCGCTGTTCGTGGATAAGCGTGATGGTCAATGGGAGCCTTATTGGTACAACAATGCGAAAGAGGCTAAGTCTCCGCGCTATAGCTTTGACATGGTTAATCCGATCATTGATCAGGTTTGCTCAGAGATTGACCAAGCCTCATTTGATGTCTCTGTTTCTCCTGCTGGCGGCAACAGCACCAAGGATATAGCCAACACCTACTCAGGCATCGTCCGTAACATTGAGTCTATGTCTGACGCTAGTGAGGTCTACAACCACGCAGCTCGCACTATGGTTACAACTGGCTTCGGCGCTTGGCGCGTTGTGCATAAGTATGTCAGTCAGGATAGCTTTGACCAAGACTTATTCATTGAGCCTATTGGCAATGCGCTTGACCGAGTATGGTTCGATCCTGCGGCAGAGAAGCAAGACAAGTCAGACAGCCGTTACTGCTTTGTCCTTCACGCCGTTGGCAAGCAGGAGTATGACAGGCGATTCCCTGAAGGCTCTGGTGAGTCAGTAGACGAAGGCCGTGATGGCGAGGCTTACTACGATAAGGCTGAGGTCGTGGTGATTGGTGAGCTGCTGTACTGCGAAGAGGAAGAGCGCGAGCTGGTGATGATGTCCAATGGGCAGGTTCATGAGTTCAATGATGACTTCAAGAAGATAGCCGATGAGCTAAAGTCTATCGGAGTGACAGAAGTCCGTAGGCGCAAACGTGTTAAGAAAGAAGTCTGCTCACGGTTATTTGACGCTAGTGATTGGCTTGAAGAGAAGAAAGAGACAGTCTTTAATATGATTCCGGTGATACCTATATTTGCCAACTACAAGATATTTGAGAACAAGACGATCTTCTGGGGACTCGTAGAGAAGCTCATGGACTCGCAGCGAGTGCTGAACTACTCAGTCAGCCGTGAGGTTGCAGAGACCAGCCTTGCGCCACGATCTAAGTATTGGATGACAATGGGGCAGGCGGCAGGTCATGAGGATTCATTGCAGACGCTGAACACTAACCACGATCCAGTGCAGTTCTTTAACGTAGACCCAGAGTTCCCGCAAGTACCTCAGCAGCAAGGTGGCGCACAGATTAACCCAGCCCTACGCACAATGTCTGAGTCTATGCGCGGCATGATCACTTACGCTTCTGGGATGTTCTCCAGCAACATGGGCGACAATCCACAGAATCAGTCTGGCGTTGCTATCAATGCTTTACAGAACAAAGGCGACAACTCCACGATTAAATACTTCAAAGCCTTGGAGTTCGGCATCCGTGCCACTGGTCGTGTTTTAGTTTCTGCTATCCCTGAGATATATGACTCAGCGCGTACTGTAAGGCTTCTGAAGGAAGACAATACTTATGACGTTGCAGACATCAACCAGAAGGTGATTGACCAACAAACAGGCGATGTGGTGACTGTGAATGACTTGTCAGTCGGCAACTACGATGTTCAGGTCAAGGCTGGTGCGAGCTTTAAGAATCGTCAGCAGGAGACCATTGAGACAATCATTGAGATTGCCAAGGTTGATCCAAGCATCCTACAGATCGCTGGTGATGTGCTGCTAGATAACGTGGCTACGGCCTCGGCTCAGCAAATCTCTGACCGCAAGCGCGCACAGATGATAGCCGCTGGCTTGATACCGCAAGAGCAGATGACTCAAGAAGAACTGGCGGCAGCGCAGCAGCAGCAAGCCGAGCCACAGCAAGATCCGAACATGGTTCTGGCACAGGCCGAGCAGGTCAAAGCGCAAGCTGAGATGATGCGAGCGCAGATAGAGCAGGCCAAGCTCCAGAACGAGCAGATGAAGCTGCAACTGGAAGCGCAGAAGCTCCAAACGCAGATGCAAGGCGATCAGGCTGACAACCAGATAGACTTCTTTAATGCCGAGACTAAGCGCATGGACACGCAAATCAAGGCTCAGCAGGCAGGTGCTACGATTGACAGGACAAGCGCACAGGCAGTAGGCGAGCAGCTTAACAACCAAGAGAAGATGGCTGACATCAGCGACAGGCAGCGAGCAGAGGCCGAGCGTATGCGAGCAGAAGCTCAACGCCGAGCCATGCGGTTCATGTCTGACTCTGAGATAGCGAGAATGCAGAATGGCTGAACGCAGACCAAGCGCAGGATCATCGGCTCTTAATGAAGCAGTAAAAGAGTTTGCGTCTAATAGGTACTCATTACAGGGCAGAACGCAAGTTGCGCCTAGAGTGCAAACAATGGAGACTGCGCGACCTTCTTTCCGTTCAGCCTTATCTAACATTATGCGTGACGCAATAGACGCTACAGGAATTGAAGGCGGTTATCGCCGAGGACTTCTCAACGCTGCTTCTGGTGTTGATTCTGCTATAGATTTTGCTCCTATAGTTGGAGACGCATTAGGTTTAGAGGACGCTGCAAGGTCTTATAACCAAGGCGATATGGTAGGCACTGGTATCAATTTGATGAGCGTTGTTCCTGTTGTTGGCGATGTAAGCTCTAAAATTGCAAAAAAAGCCAGAAGTAATTTGCGTAACATATACCACGGAACAAGTTCTGATTCGGCAAAAGCAATAGATCAATTCGGTTTTGATTTGGATAAGTCAGCAGATGGATCAACTTGGTTTACCACAAATCCAGATATAGGAGAAGTCGCCGCAGCAGGGAAGGGTGGTGTGATTCAGCGTCAGCTAGATGAGTCTAATCTAAAACTAGCTAGTTATGACGAGACTGATAAATATCTTAAAGATCAGCTTATAGATATGGGTTATGACGGCGCATATTACCCAGATCAAGATGGTGCTACCCATTATGAAATATGGAATCAAGATAAACTTAACGAGCTACCAACATTAACTATCGGAGATACTCCATTAGCAGGTGCGCCATCTCTACCTAGAATCCCAGAGCGCGGCCCTGTTCGTGTTGGGCCTAACCCTGAAGTAGCTGCTGCCGCTCAAGACTATTCGCAACGCTCTGGCATTCCTTCTCAGCCAATTGTTCGTTATGCCTCTGTGGATGAGCCAAGAGCTACACAGATAGCGAGAGAATATGACTTGATGAGGCATGATCCTCAAAACCCTGAAGTGAGACGCTCTTATGATGCAATGATCGAAGAAACTTTAGGACAATAT